TCAAACTCTTCACTGATACAAACTCTTATGATGATGGATTTGCTGATGGATACATTCTCGGAGAATATGATGACTGATACTCAACACCAACTCAGTGTTAAGATTGCTGAAACTCTTGAAAAGTTGCAAGATCTAAATCCTGATCTTTATGGATTTCGCTATAGTCAACTGTATGCACCTTATGGCAATCTTGAGAACTGGACAGTAGAAACACTGCACAAGATTGAACAAGATTTAATCGACAACGCAAAGTAACAACCACAAATGACAAAAACATTCAAAAAGTTCATCTGGAAAGACTCTAACTCTGACCAAATCAAAACTATCCTAGCAAGGTCAGAATATCAAGCAAGGAAACAAAACTTCGGTAATCTTGCTGGGTATCGTTACTCTCACTCTCTTCCTCTTAACTGATGTTTACGATTCGCTATTTCACTCCTTATCAACAAGTCTGGAGAACTCAATCATTCTCTACACTTGAAGAAGCAAATCGTATGGTTGACTTCTATCGCTCTTGTGGATCTCCTGCTGAACTGATTAAATGAACAACGAACAAAAGGATACAATGATTGCCAACATTCTTCAACAAGTGCAATCTCAAATCTGTTATCTTGTTGAGCAAGATCTAATTGAAGAGTCAATGGCATTGTATAAGGAATGGGAAGAACATTTTGATAATGATATAACTGAAGTAGAGATTATTACTATCAATGACTTGACGATGATTTGATACAGATAGAGAGGAAGGAGTTTGCCTCTATTAAGTAAAGAAAGTGACTCTGTAAAGTGTAGATAATTGATCTAAAAGTTAGGTGGTTGGATGTATAGGAGAGGGAGTGGTTACCCTCTCTTTTTTATTGTTTTTATATCAAAATAAGGTAAAAAAGTATTAAAAAAAGTTAAAAAAGCCTTTTTTTAATTAAGCCGAATGTTTTTAATTGCTGATAATAATTATTAACAAACTGTGATAATGATAAGGATTCGTATCACTTAAGACCTGATACTTATGAGTTTTTAATGTCTTTCTAGGTCGATTAAGCCCTATTAAATCCTTCTAGACCTTGTTATCTTTGCCTGCAAGCTATCACACATCCGCACAAATGTCAAGCACCCCTCGATTTTAGAATCCACACATATACCTCTAAAAAACATAAGCACTCTTCATAAATATCTCACACACCTTGACACAAACCTCAAAGCATCTTATAGTAGTCCTATACATCACAGGAGCACACTTATGTCAGTTGCATATCGCCAGGCACAGAGAGTTAAGTATCGTGTAACTCTAGAACTAGAAGTGTTTGATGATATGAATCCACACCAGATTCAGTGGGACAGAGTATTAGACCTCGAACCTGCTGAGAAGTGTGAGGCATATGTAGAGGACCTAAGTACACCTGACCGCTGGTAATTTGTGCCATTTTATACCAAATAAGGCAGTTTAGTTTTGATAGCATAATACGCTAAATATCCAGGAGTTATGCTATCAAAACTATGAGACCGCTAAAGTATAGAAATCTAGGGCCTGGCAGTATGATCAGAGTGCCACAACTAGTCATCAGTATTCTACCACAACTGCAAGACGTTATGCAACAGTTAGAGGAGAATGATCGCGATAGTGTGGAGGCAATAGTTACAGTCCTTGATAACATTCTAGAGACTGTGAGTAACTGATACTGGGCCCCTGAAAGTGTCTCAGTAGTATAAGCACCGCACTCAAAGATTGATGAGTTCCGCACTGCAACTGATCGAACTGATTGATCAACTTGAAGAGGCAGGATTGCGTCCTAAAGTAACAGTCCTGCCTTCTGCAGTTGGTTATACTCGCAAGTCAGCTTTAGGCGTGAAGATGAGAGCATCGCGTCGTCGTGCAGGTAAAGCACAGATGCAGGATTGCAACAAGTTCTATCACTCTTCTGGACACAACTGATAATAACTGGGCCCTTCAAAGTGTCCTAGTAGTATAAGGAGCACACCGCTCACAAAGACTTCTCAAACTAACCACAAATGACTAACACTTTCCGAGTTGTAATTCCTACCGCTGATGGTATACAAGTCGCTGGAGAGTTTCCTACTCGCTTGTTTGCAAGTATGTTCCAGCAAGTTATTCTCACTGATCGCGGCCTTAAGTGTATGATTGAAGAGTTCATTAATGGTCGCTGGATGGACTAAATCCTTCCATTCTCACTTACACTTTTCACCTTAACTTTTCCTGAAATGACCATCACTTACCAAGCAAATCTGACCGACACTCAGTATAACGGTTGGACGAATTATGAGACCTGGAATGTAAGTCTCTGGATTCAGAATGACGAAGGTTATTATGACATTGCTCTGCAGTGTGATGATTATCAGGACTTCGTAGATGCACTGGAAGCAGTTAGTCTTCATGAAGGATCTACTCCTGATGGTGTTAAGTGGAGTTCGGAAAAGATTAACACTTTGGAACTCGACGAAATGATTCAAGAACTCAAGGACTGAGTTAGTTACACTTAAGACGCACACACTTACTAACACTCAAATGACTCAATCTCGCACCGTCACTTTCACCAACGTTCAGGACAAAGTAGAGCGTACTGTAGAGTTTCCTAGTTATCAGTCTGCCTATCAATTTGTCACCAGTTTGCATATCGCTGGTGTGGATGCAGTGATTAACCTTCTTCCTGAAGATATCGCTGCCTGATATACCTTACTCCTGTCGTATGAGTATAAACTAGGCACTCACAGTTCACTACACTTTTCTTCTTTATTATGTCCAAGCAAGTTCTCATCTCTCTGCTGGCTCAAGGTAATACTGGTGCTGAAATCCTTCAGATCCTTGATACTCTGACCGCTGACAATCAGGAGGCAATTGCTTATGCTCAACCGACTGCAGATGTGATCGAGTTCTGATACTAACTGTGCGTGCCTTGCTTGACTGTGAGGCACGCATATGTTAGACTTTATGCGTATTCTTATTCGGCAGTGTTTTATGCCGATTGTTTATAGCGCCGCGCGGCGTTGCGTATATAAAAATCGATAACTACCTTAACCTACAGTGTATGTCTTTTTCGAGACATATATCAGTTTCATAAAAAAATTTCCGGAAGTATGACAACACTCAAAAACTGCCGCCATAGAAAACCTTATTGGAATTTTTGGCGAGTGATACTTGCAGGATGGATAATCAGATATCCAAAGAAAATGAGTAGAGCGATACTAGTTCCTCTTGGGTTTTTGATTGTACTGATATATAATGCAAGTGCAAATTAAGATTTGCATAAAAAAATTCCGGAGATATTTTTCATATGGATAAGGTTTATCACATCTATGCAAAGGATAGATGTTTACTTCATTCAATAAAAGAAGAAGATTTTCAAGCAACTTGGAATACACTCAATAATATGGTTGGTTTAATGAAGACTGATTATAGTATTGAAGATTTGTCTTATGAGGAATTATATGTGAGTAAGGAAACGATTTTAAATTCATCACATTAATTGACAATGCATATATAGACTGTTAAAATTTGAACTGAAGGTTTATTTTTCTTATGGCAAAAGGATTTACTGTAAAAGCAAAAGCACCAATTAAATCTGAAGGAACTGAATGGGACTATGAAGCAATCAAGGAAAGGATGAGAGGCAAGTCAATTGTTTTTTGTCTTCCTGGTCGTGGATGTTCTTTTACTTTTCTAAAAGCATTTGTACAACTTTGTTTTGATCTTGTACAAAATGGCATGAGTATTCAGATTAGTCAAGACTATTCATCAATGGTTAACTTTGCAAGATGTAAGTGTCTTGGCGCAAATGTACTTCGCGGACCAAAACAAATTCCTTGGGATGGCAAATTAAATTATGACTATCAATTATGGATTGATAGTGACATTGTTTTTGATTCGAGTAAGTTTTGGCAACTTTGTGATCTTGCTCTAAATGAAGAAGGTGAAGAAAAGGAAATTGTTGCTGGTTGGTATTGTACCGAAGATGGTCGTACTACATCGGTTGCACATTGGTTGGAAGAGGAAGAATTCCGTCAGAATGGTGGAGTTATGAACCACGAAACTGTAGAATCGATCAGCAAGCGGCGTAAGCCTTTCACTGTGGATTATACAGGTTTTGGATGGGTGCTCATTCAAAAGGGTGTCTTTGAGAATCTTGAATATCCTTGGTTTGCTCCAAAGATGCAAGTCTTTGAGTCTGGTGCAGTACAAGATATGTGTGGAGAGGATGTCTCATTCTGTCTTGATGCAAAAGAAGAAGGGTTTGAAATCTGGTGTGATCCGCGAATTCGTGTGGGACATGAAAAAACTCGCGTAATCTAATGAACTATAACGTACTTTATAAAGGACGTAAAATTTATTCAAACCTCAGTGTAGAAGATTGCACTGAGGTTCTTCAAGATCTCGCAGAAAAATTCTATTCTGGAGATGATATTGATCCTAATTTAATTGAACTGGAGGAAATTTATGGCACTGAATAAAACTATTTTTGAACCTAGTGCTCCTAAAAAAACACGTCAAGGCCGTTCTGCTCGTACACTACTGAGCGCAACCTCTCGTAATGGTAAAAAGAAAAAGTATCGTGGTCAAGGTAAAGGTTAAATAATTTTTAGAGTGCTTAAATAAGTTAAGCACTCTTTTTTTATGACAGAAAAAGAACGATTTATTCTTAATTGGATTGCCGAGGTCTCAAAGGTGAGACCAGAATTAAATGGGTTTGCTATTTGCCCATTCGCAGCAAAGTCTAAATATCGCATCATAGAGTGCTCTGCAAGCGCCATAGAACCCATTCAAGACCTAGATGTGATCATTTACATCATAGAAGACTATTTTAAACTAGATGAAGTTCAAGAATGGGTGAATAGATGTAATAAAAAATATCCCGGATGGAAGTTTTTTGAAGATTGTGGTGCATATGATACATTCATTAACGAAATTAAAACAAATAATGGCAAATATAATTTGATTATAGGACAACCAACTCAAAAACTACGTACATTTAGTGAAATTTTATCAAAAACATCCTACTATGATATATGGGATGATGAATACTTGAAAGAAATATTGCAAGATGATTATTATATTATTGAAAAACGGGATAGAAACCCCGTAAAAAGTTCTGATTCTACAAATCAGGAGTAAAAAATGACTAAAAAAGTCGATAAAGACCAAAATTTTATGAAAAATGAGTGGGGAACTGAATTTTTATCATCAGAGTATGGTTGGGAAGAGAAAATTTCAAAGCAAAGGATGCTTCGAGAGATATCAAATGATGATATTACACCTAAAAAGCATGATTTTGCTATACAAAACGAATTGCATTCAAAAATTCGCAATGATCAAGACTATGATGACTGGGAATATGGTACAGAACCTATCTTTGGGTGATAAATAAGATAGAATTAATCCTCTCTGATGCCAATAGAGCGAGTTAGTAAGCAATTTAAGGATATTAGTTTATCGTTGCAGGTCAATCCTTTAAATTATGACTTAATTGACGTAAAAAATGAAACAGCAATTGCTCGCTCTATTCGCAATCTTGTGTTTACATTACCGGGCGAAAGATTTTTTAATCAAAATTTAGGATCAAAGATATCAAAAAGTCTTTTTGAAAATATTGATGATATATCTGCATCTATTCTTCAAGATGAAATAAAAAATACGATAGAAAATTATGAACCAAGAGTTGATTTAATTAGTGTGGATATTGAACCAAATTATGATAACTATGAATTTAATGTTACAATTAGATACTATATTGTTGGTATTGATACCTTACCACAAGAACTCACATTTGCACTACAATCAACACGATAATGTCACTAGTCAATTTTACAAATTTAGATTTTGATCAAATAAAAACTTCTATACGTGACTATTTGAGGTCCAACTCAAATTTTACTGATTATGATTTTGAAGGCTCTAATATGTCAGTTTTAATTGATATGTTAGCATATAATACTTATATTTCATCATATAATGCAAATATGGTGAGTAATGAAGTGTTTATTGATAGTGCAACTCTAAGAGAAAATATTGTTTCTTTGGCAAGAAATATAGGATATACGCCAAGATCAAGAAGAGCGGCAAAGGCAAATATTAGTTTCTTTGTAGAGGTTGAAAATCCACTTGTAAAAGTAATTACACTAAAAAGAGGTGTAGTGTGTAATACATCAACATTTGGAAGAGATTCATATGTTTTCTCAGTTTTAGATGATATAACTGTTCCAGTAATCAACAGAATTGCATCTTTTGATGCAATAGAAATTTATGAGGGATCATATGTAACAACTAATTTTTCAGTCAGTTCCATCCAAAGTAGTAATCAAAGATTTATATTAGAGAACAGAGGAATTGATACTAGAACATTGAAGGTTTTGGTTAGAGATAATCAAGCATCAACAATTGTAAAGAGATTTGTTGCTTCAGATAATATTTTGGATGTTACTTCATCATCAAGAGTATTCTTTATTCAAGAAATAGAAGATGAAAGATATGAGTTAATTTTTGGTGATGGTATTTTTGGTGAAAAAGTATTACAAAGTAATTACATTGAAGTTTCACATTTAATTTCAAATGGATCTAGTGGCAATGGGTTTTCTTCTTTTAATTTTTCTGGCATTTTAGTTGATGATAATAATTCTCCTATTACCGGATCAATATCTCTTATTACAACTAATATATCCTCTTCAGGAGGTTCTGAAATAGAATCTATAAATTCTATCAGAAATTTTGCCCCAAGATTATATTCTTCTCAAAATAGAGCAGTAACTGCTTCTGATTATGAGACGTTAGTGCCAAAAATTTATCCTGAGGCAGATTCTGTAAGTGCTTTTGGTGGAGAAGAGATGGATCCACCCGAATACGGAAAGGTATTCATAATTATAAAACCATCTTTTGGATCTTTCTTATCAAATAATACAAAAGATAATATTAAATTACAATTAAGAAAATACTCAGTGGCAGGCATTGTACCTGAAATTTTGGATTTAAAATATCTTTTTATAGAATTAAATTCTAATGTATATTATAATACAAATTCATCACCAAGTAGTGATACAATAAAAACCAAAGTAATTAATAACATAAAAAAATATTCAGAATCTGAAGAATTGAACAAATATGGTGCTAGATTCAAATATAGTAAGTATCAAAAACTTATTGATGATAGTGACATTTCAATTACTTCCAATATTACTAGATTGCAAATGAGAAGAAACTTATTCGTATCTGAAAATAACTTTACTCAATATGAAATCTGTTTCAGAAATCAATTCCATATAAAAAATAAATCCGGATATAATATAAAATCTTCTGGATTTAAAGCCAGCGGCATATCCAATACTGTTTATTTTGGAGATATTCCAAATTCAGATAATAAAATGGGGTCTTTATTTTTATTTTATTTGGAAAATGATACTACTCCAAGAATCATCAAGAGAAATATTGGAGTTGTTGACTATATTAACGGCGAAATTAAAATAAATCCAATTAAAATAATATCAACAGAAAAAACAGATGGAGGAACACCGATTATAGAAATATCTGCGGTTCCAGAATCAAATGATATTTTGGGAATTCAGGATTTATATTTGAGTATAGATATTAATAAGTTGGAAATTACTACAATACCAGATAATATAGAGTCCGGTTCTGATACTTCAGGGTCAAACTATATTATTTCATCAAGTTATTCAAATGGAAATCTAGTAAGAAAGTAATAAATGGAAACTAATAAAATTAAAATAAGTTCAATTGTAGAGAATCAACTTCCTATTTTTATTAGAGAAGAGTATCCTTTGATCTCAGAGCTTCTTACGGAATATTATAAGTCTTTGGAATCTAAAGGATCTTCATATGATATTTTGCAAAATATTGATAATTATGTAAATGTAAACAATCTAACAAATCTAATAGAAACTACTCATTTAACATCAAATATTGGATTTTCAGATTCTACCATTAATGTAAACAGCACTGATGGATTTCCTCATACATATGGACTTATACAAATTGAAAATGAGATTATATTATACAAATCAAAGACTTTAACTTCATTTAATGAATGTGTACGAGGATTTAGTGGAGTAGTTAATTATTCTGAATCTGAAGATTTTACCTTTAATTCCTCAGAAATAGAGGAACATTTTAAAGAAAAACTTATTGATAGTGAAGTAATAAAAACTGAAGTAAAAAATATAAGTTCTCTTTTTCTAAAAGAATTCTTTAATAAAGTAAAAAAGCAATTTTTGTATGGATTTGAAAATAGAGAACTATATTCAGGGATTAATCAAAATTTATTTTTAAAACAATCTAAAGACTTTTATAACTCTAAAGGAACTGATAGATCTTTTGAAATACTTTTTAGAGTATTGTATGGAAAAGATGTTGAAATTATTTTACCTAAAAAATATTTGATCGAACCTTCAAATGCAATTTATAGAGTTTCAAGAAATTTTGTTGTAGAACCTCTTGAAGGAGATATTAACAACCTTTACAATAAGACAATATTCCAAGATGAATATGGAAGCATATCAAAGTCATTTGGCACTGTTACCAATATTCAACAATCTTTAGAGAATGGTAAGCAATATTATACATTAATATTGGATTATGATTATGATAAAGACATTAGTGTATCCGGATCAATATTTGGAAGTTTAAAAATACATCCAAAGACAATAATTTCAAGTGATGTTAGTATTTCTTCGGATAATATTATTGTAGATTCTACAATTGGGTTTCCAAAATCTGGAGAATTAGTAGTCCAAAGTGGAAATAATCAAATAATAATAACATATAAAGAAAAAACAGTTAACCAGTTCTTGAATTGTAGTGGAATTACGGAAAAAATTGAATCTGGCGAAAGTATTGCTCTTAATACTTATGCATATGGATACGATTCTTCAGGAAATAAAATAAAATTTAGGATTACTGGAGTAATTAATGATATTAAAATGCCTCCAAATTCTTTTTATTATGAAAGTGGTGATAATATAAATTTATTAAGTTTAGGATATAATAAGGATAATGTTCAAGATAATAACTGGATTTTTAATAAAAGCATAAGATGTGAGGTAAAATCTTTTAATTTGTATAAAACTAATGAAAAAACATATGTATATAGTGTAGAAACATATGATGATACTGGAATATATCCCGGAGATGAGGTAGAAATAGAATGCTTGATAGATCCCGGTAGCGAACTGGATAGAAAAAAAATTATTTTAAAGACAGATACCGAAATATCAACAAATTCCAACAAAAAGTTTTTAGTTGAAGTTGATTTCAAAATAAAAAAAATAATATATGTCAAGAAATTACTTACAAAATTTTCTAATAAGTATACTTCTGATGTCACAAATGTTTATAGAGATTTTAGGGCCAATAGTTTATATGTAACTTCTCCTTCACTTCCATCATATAATTCTAAATCTGAGTCTGAGAAAGTTAAAGATTATAAAATCGTTTTTAGTGGAGAATTCTCAGGGACAACACTTAACCTAGGCGTTAATCATGGGTTTTTAACAGGAGATTCTGTAACTTATTCTTATGAGAACACAAATAATACATTAGGAATTCAATCTGGAATTTATTTTGTAAAGAAAGAATCGGAAAAAGAAATAAAATTGTCTAGGAGTAGATCTAATATTCTATCAGAAAAATTTGTTTCTATTGCTACAACAACAGTAACTAATAATATTATTGGATTGACCGAATTTGCAAAAAATGATAATATCTATCAAAATATAGATTCTCAAAGATTAATAAAAAAATTAAATCCTCCGGAAAATACAGGAAAAAAATATGAAACAGAAAATGGAACAATAGGAATACTTGCAAATGGTGTAGAAATTTTAAATTATAAATCAGATGATTATGTACATTATGGAAAAATAAAAAATATAGATGTAATTTCTAGTGGCAATAACTATGATATTATTAATCCACCAGAGGTAGAAATATATCCAGAATCTACGGGCCTTGCTGGTGCGAATGCATATTGTTGGGTTGAAGGTTTTTTGGATAGAATTGACATTATTGATGGTGGATTTAATTATATAGAAGATCCAACGATAACAATTAGTGGCGGTGGAGGAAAGGGTGCTACTGCTTTAGTTAAAACTATAAGTGTAGAGCATTCTGTCAATTTAAACCCGACAATATCTAACTCTAGAATAAACCTCTCATCTAATATTATAGGATTTTCAACGTATCATAAATTTAGAGACGGTGAAGAAGTAATTTATAGTAGTGGAAATAATACACCTATTGGAGGATTAGTAACAGGTGCAAAATATTATGTAAGAGTGATTGATTCGTTCAATATAAATTTACATAATGTGTTTACAGACTCTATAGTTGGAATTAATACAGTAAACTTATCATCATATGGTGTTGGAAATCAGAAATTTACGTCTGTAGAATTAAAAAGAAAAATAAATTCAATTGTAGTAAAAGATCCTGGTTCTGGATATAAAAGTAAAAAAATAGCAGTATCTGCTGCAGGTATTAATACTAGTAGTAATACGATAAGTGTATATGATAATCCATATGATAGTGGTGATGTTATTTACTACTATGGTGGAGAAGAAAATATAGACGGTTTGGATGTTGGAAAATATATTGTAACAAAGGTTGATGATAAATCTTTTAAACTATCTGGAATTGGTACTGGTTCTACACCATCAAATTTTTATTATAAAACAAACCAATATGTTGATTTTAAATCAACAGGATCAGGAAATCATATATTCGATTATGAACCAATCGTGGTAGATATTTTTGGAAAAGTGGGAATATCATCAGAATTTGAATTTGATATAACAGCAAAAGTTCAACCAATTTTTAGGGGAAAAATAGTTTCTGCATTTGTATATAATGGTGGAGTTGGATATGGATGTTCTACTATTATCAATTATAACAAACAACCAAATTATAGATTAAAAGCGGGATATGATGCAGTAGTAACTCCTATAGTTTCAGAAGGAAAAATTAAAAGTGTCGTAGTTAATGATGCAGGAAAAGAATATAATTCCACACCAGATTTAATTGTAAGAGGATTTGGTTCTGGTGCGATATTAGCACCGATCATTCAGAATGGAGAATTAGTCGAGGTAAAAGTTATTAACGGTGGATTTGGATATGAGCAAAAAAATACAAAAATTGATGTTTTTACTCCCGGTTCTGGTGCTGAATTTAAATTTAACCCACAAGTTTGGACAATAAACAGATTTCAAAGGTTAGAGAAAACTTCTAAACTTTCTGCAAATGACGGTGTGATTTTTTCGGGAAAAAATAAAGAATATGGATTACAATATACTCATGTGTATCCCCCAAGGCCATTAAGAGAAAAAGTACTTTCACAAAAAATAGAAGATGGCGAATTAAGGTATAAGAGTGATTATGATAATGACTATACTGATAATAAATATCATTCACCTCTTCTTGGATGGGCATATGATGGTAACCCAATATATGGGCCATATGGATATGATTCTCCTTCAAATAAAAAAGTAAGGCAAATTAGAAGTGGTTATATTTTAAATACAAATATTGAAAACAGGCCAGATGTCAATCTCTTTAATGAAGGATATTTTGTAGAAGATTATTTTTTTGAAAATAGTGGAGATTTGGATGAGCATAATGGAAGATATTGTGTGACACCAGAATTTCCAAATGGAGTTTATGCATACTTCATGACTTTAGATCAAGAAATACAGACAGAAAAAGGAACTTTTTATGGAAGAAAAAAACCAATATTTCCTTATATAATTGGAAATTACTATAAATCAAAACCAATAGATTTTAATTTTGACTCGATTATTAATCAAACTAATTTTGATTTTGAAAATTCATATTTAGTTAGAAATACAAATGCATACAATACTTTAACCAATAATTCAATATATGAGTATTTTAATTATCCAAAAAAATTAAAATCAAAAATAAAGAGTACTTATAGTGGAAATATAAATTCAATAAAAATTATAAAAGAAGGCAACAATTACCAGGTTGGCGATAAAATTATATTCGATAATTCAAATTCAGGAGGATCATCTGCTGCTGCTGAAGTTAGTTTAATAAAGGGAAAAAACATAGTAGGAATTTCATATACTTCGATCACAATTCCCGACATTGAATTTTATCCTACACAATCAAGGAACCAACTAATAGGATTTTCTACCATTCCTCATAATTTAAATAATAGAGATATTGTTAATATTGATTCTTTGTCAACCTATGACAAAAATCTTCAAGGTTCTTTTGTTGTTGGAATAAGGACCGATAGGTTCTTACTCACTAAAGATGTAAGCGATACAACTACCACAGGGATAGTAACATATTTTCATGTATCTGGAATATTAGATTATCCCTTTATAAGAGAAAATGATATATTATCAATAAATTCAGAAAAGATAAAGGTACTTAATATTGATAAATTGTCGTCCAGAATTAGAGTATTAAGAGAACAGGAATCAACTGTTGGAACATCACATTCTGCATATTCGACCATAGAAGAAAATCCAAGAAAGTTTTTTATTGAGTTGGAGAATATTGCAGATACACAAAAATACAAATTAAATAAAGAAATATACTTTGACCCTTCAGAATCTTTGGGAATTGGAACAATTATTGGAGTTGGACATACAATTATATTTTCAAATCCAGTTGCAGGAATAACTTCGATAAAAATCCCAGAGAAAACAATATATTTAAGAAACCATAATTTAAATACTGGTGATGAACTTTTATACAAAACAAATGGTGGTAGTGGAATAATTGTTTCTGAGGATGGTTTATCTGAATTTACATTAAATGATAATAGTATCATTTATGTAGCAAAAATATCAAATGATCTTATAGGAATATCAACAACTAAAGTCACATTGGATTTAAATGGAGAATATGTTGGAATATCTCAAACTGCATCAACACTATTTTTCACATCTTTTGGTTCTGGAGAATATCATAGTTTTTCCTCGAAATTTGAAAACAATTCAAAAGGAAATGTATCAAAAAATATAATAACATTATCAACAGAAGATACACATTTACTACAAAAAGACGATACAGTATTTCTTGAGGTTTTAAGTAAAACAACAAAAAATATTATTGTAAGGTATAATGATTACCACAGTAAATTGGTTGTAAACCCAAGAGATTTTTCCTCTATCGATACTGTCGATAATTTGATAACAATAGAGAATCATGGATATAGAAATGGACAAAAGTTAATTCATACATCATCATCTCCAGCAATTGGATTGGATAATAATGGTGTATATTATGCAATAATATACGATCAAAATAGAATAAGACTTGCAAAGTCTTATTATGATGCCACTAACTATTTGCCTATTGATATTTTTACATCATCTTTCGGGACACTCTCACAAATAAATCCAAAAATTGATGTAGTAAAGAACCAAAAAGTTTTAATCGATCTTTCAGACTCCTCTTTATCACAAAAATTATCTGGTAGTGGTACAGATTCTTTATTTGATTTTGATCTATTCACTGATGAAAATTTTTCAAACAATTATTTTCCAGTTAAATCGGATGGGACTCAAAAAATATTAAAATTTGGTAACATTGGAGAATCAAATTCTAAAATAGAATTTACAGTTGACGACCAATTTCCAAAATTCATTTGGTATAATTTAATAAAAAGACGAAATAAAGAATGTATAATAGATGTGGAAGTAGATAAAAATAATGTAATAGAATTTGTTGATAGTAAATTAAATGGTCAGAGGATAGTGACCGGAGTTACATCAAATACATTTAGTTTTAATAACCAATTTAATTTTGATGGAGAATCATATTCTGTAAATCAAGCAACAATTTCATATTATACTAATTCAAAAAATGAAGTAGGAAAAATAAAAGATATTAGGGTAATCTCTGTCGGAAGAAACTATAAAAAGCTTCCATCTATTTCATCAATAAATTCAAAGAATGGTAGTGGAGCAATACTTATCCCACAAAGTGATAATATAGGAAGAATTGCTTCCATAGACATTGGAGACATTGGATATAATTACTCTCAAGATCCAACAATTAACCCAAATATCAAATTCCCCACAATATTGAGGATTGAACCTTTATCATCAATAGAAAAGATTGAGGTTATTTTTGCCGGATCAAATTACAATACATCACCAGACCTAATAGTATTAGATGGATCTACAAATGAAATTGTCAGTGACATTCTATTAAACTATGATATTGAAAGCAAGTCTGTTAAAATAATTAAAAATACAAAAGGTCTTTACAACTCAGAACCAAAGATAGTTCCTATTAATAATTCCAATGGAATTGGTATAAGTTCAGTATCATATGACAATATATCAAAAAATGTTAGAGTATATTTAACGAAAGAATTTAGTGATATTAATACTTTCCCATTCAATACTGGCGAAAATGTTTTAATAGAAGGTATTTCTGTAGTAGAAAAAGATGGAAAAGGATATAATTCCAAAAATTATAATTATTCACCATTCACAATAGTTAATACTCAAGTAAGTTTAAGTGGAGCTGGTGCATATATCGATTATTCTTTAACTGATTATATAAAGGATTCAAACTCTCCTGGAACTTTTGATCCTTCACGATCTTTTGGACAAATAATTTTAGAAAAAGATCTACCAAAATTCAAAACAACATTAACAAAAAATGTATATATTCCAGGAGAACTAATTACTAACGCTGAAGAAAGTGAAAAGTATGGAAATGTTTTAAGATTTGATTCTAAAAATGAATTTTTAGTTGTTGATACTATCGATCAATTTTTAACCAATTCTCTAGTAATTGGAGAAACTTCAAAATCTCAGGCATTTATAAGAGAAATCTTTAGTAATGAGTCTTTTGCGAGTATTGATTCGTCATCAATTGTAAATAATGGGTGGAATACTGAAACGGGATTCTTAAATAATGATTTGCAAAGAGTTCAGGATAGTGATTATTATCAATACTTTTCATATGCAGTAAAATCAGAAGTTCCGATAACAGAATGGAATGATGTAGTCAGTAATTTAAATCATACTATAGGATTCAAAAAATTTAGTGATCTTGTTGTAAATTCTTCACCTAGTGTTTCTGGTATTAATACATTACAAAATGAAGGTATATTCTCGGCAGTATCCGAATTAAATAGTATGGTAGATGTTGATTGTATTCAAGATTTTGACTTAGTTACTGAAAACAACTTTTATGTTGATAATACATTATCTTCTAATGAAATTATATTTAATTCGGTAATTCTACAAGATTATTCAGAATCTATTGGAAATAGAGTTTTGGTGATAGATGATATTAGTGATGAATTTAATACATCAGTAACTAGAACATTTGTAACTTCATTTAATATATAAACTAATATGGCAACTAAAGTTAGAGCAAAGAAATTTTTTCTTACAGTAAAGGATACTAGATTTAAAAATAGATTGCAATCTAGTATTGTAACTACTTTAAATGATGGTAATGAATTATTTTTAAATCAGTATGCAAAAATATATACGGATGATGAGATTGGAAATTTTGACATTACAAAGATTGACGATAAAGCCGTATTGGATTTTTATCCCATAGATGGAAGAATTAATGAATATAGTTATAGTTTTGTTTCATATGACACTAAACAAAATATTCTAGACTATGGATCATATGAGTTTGGAAATACTGTAAGTGTTGCTTCATCATTTTCTAAGGTAGAACCTTCTTCTTCTGCTGTCGTATTTCATGTACCAGAAGATTTTACTTCCTCAAAAGTTTTAATAGAATTATCATCACCTTCTAAAAATCACTATGAACTAAATGAAGTAAATCTAATATTTGATGGATCTAAAATAGATTTTACAGAATTTGGTAGAATAACATTGTCGAGTGATTCTTATAAAAATTTGGTTGGTATTGGAACTTACGGTGTTGTGCCGTCAGATACTGGATCAGGATTGGATGTTATTTTTTATTCAAATCTTGAAGAATCTTTAAATTCTAATGCTATTGCAGTTTCTATTGCAAGCACAGATTTTACAGCAACTAGTTCTAGACCATTAAGATATTCTGAGGTTGATTCTAAATCCGTATCCATAGCTTCAACATCAGAACCTGTAGAAGAACTTGTTGCCTCATATTCATTAAATTATAATTTTGCATATTTTATTGTCCAAGTGACAGATATAACAAATAATAGAATACAACTTTCTGAGATAGCAATTATAAACAATGATTTTGATTCATCAATCATAGAGTATGGCAGTGTATATTCAGATGAACCATTGGGTTCTTTTGCATCTACACTTTCATCTGAAGTAGAACTTCTGTTTACACCAAATCCGAATATAGATGTTTCAGTTACTTTGCTACAACATTCGGTTTCTCTTTTGGATTTTGTTTCTTTTCCAGTTTCTATAAACTTCAAAAATGCAGAACTAACTACAGGATTGAGTAAATTTTCTTCGAGTGGTGATTTAGCATTTAAAAAAGATTTTGAATTAAATCATAGACTGAGTAGTATTTTTAAAAAAGGGTTTAATGGATCTCAAGAGTATACTACATCTACATTATCTGGAATTGATCTCCAGAGAAATTTAATTTATGTACCCAATCATTTTTTCAATAGTGGAGAAAAAGTAAAATATAGTTCAGAGTTGTTTACTTTTATAAAATTATTAACTGCTCAAGTATCATCCACTGCAGGAATAGGGACAAACATAGTTAATTTAAATTCAACGAAGGGAATTAAAGTAAATGATTATTTTGGGGATTTGTATATACCAATATTGAGGGTAGATTCAAGTTCAGTATATTTGTCTGCAGCAATCTCTTCACAAATTAATGCAGGAACTGAAGTTTCAATTTATGGATTATTTGATTCTCCAGAGCAACTAGAAACATCAAGTTCAACACTTTCAAATATTGTTATAGAAGATACATATATTTCTGGTGTTGGTGTTACTAACAAATTGAGTGGAGATCTTTATGCGTATAAGTATGATGAGAAATTTATTGGATTATGCACTTCTGCTATAGATTCTCTTTCAACTCCACCAAAATTAATTAATTTTACTTCAGTTGGAATTGGCAATAACCATAATATAACATCAACAAATCAAAATTCAAAATGTATTATTCTTATAGACAATGTTATTCAGTCACCGATTATATCAACAGGAGTTACTGCAACCATTCAAAACGATTTAAAAATATTGGACACTACATTATATTTTTCTGATGCAAGTTCTTTTTCAAGTGGAGATTTGATAAAGATAGATTCTGAAATTATGAAAATTAACACTGTTGGTGTTGGTAATACTAATTTTGTTGAAGTGGAGAGACCATCGATGGGTACTATTTTATCCGAACATCAAAATAATTCAACAGTAACTAAATTGAAGGGAAATTACAATATAGTTGGAAGTAAAATATATTTCTCAGAGGCTCCTTATGGTCCAATATATGATGATGTAAATGGCAATATAAACATTAGATCATCATTTCAGGGAAGAGTTTTTCTAAGATCGGGTGTTCCAAATTCAAATGAACAAACATATGAAAAAAACTACATTTTTGATGATATAAGTTCAGAATTTAATGCAGTAAAAAAAGATTTTATATTAAAATCCAATAATCAAGATATAAGTGGAATTTCAACATCCAATTCAATACTACTAATCAATAGCATATTTCAAAGTCCAGAAGATAACTATAATTTATCAGAATCTCTTTCAAAAACCGAACTTAATTTTACCGGAACTGCCGTATCAGCACTTTATGATCCCAATAATTCAGGAGTTCCTAGAGGAGGTATTATAGTTTCTGTTGGATCCACCAATGGATTTGGATATCAACCATTAGTTTCTGCTGGGGGAACATCTATAGTATCTATAGCAGGAACAATTCAATCTATCAGTATTGGAAATAGTGGTTCTGGTTATAGAGTAGGAGTTCAAACTAATATTAGAGTAGGAGTTCAAAATCTAGACCTAAATTCAACAATAGAGTATATTGGAATAGCATCAGTAGTTAGTGGTCATGTTATTGATGTATCAATAACAAATCCAGGATCTGGATATTCGCAAGAAAATCCACCCAAGGTAATTTTTGATCCGCCACTATCATATTCAAATCTAAATTTAATACATACACAAAATAGTAGTGGTATTGGTTCTCAAGCAAAAATTGATATTATAGTTGGTCAGGGATCTAGTGTAGTTGATTTTGAAATTAAAAACTATGGATATTCATATAATGAAGGAGATGTTCTAACTGTAGAAACTGGTGGATTGAGTGGAATACCAACAGATACATCAAAACAATTTGAACCATTTTTATTGACAGTTAAAAGAACTTATAGTGATCAGTTTAGTGGATGGCACATTGGAGAACTTCAAAAAATAGATGATATTGATTCATTATTTGATGGCATTAGAAAAGTTTTTCCTATTTCGGATAATGGTGAAAGATTTGCAATTCTTTCTAGAAATGGGGCAAAAATAGATTTGAAATCTACTTTACTAATATTCGTTAATGATGTATTACAAGAACCAGAATTGTCTTATACTTTTGAAGGTGGCAGTTTAATTAAATTTACAGAAGCACCGAAAGAGGGAGATAAATGTAGGATTTTATTTTACAGAGGAACTCCAAACATTGACGTTGTTGATGTTGATATATTAGAGACAGTAAAATCTGGAGATTCATTAACAGTAGTTGGTGATCAATATAAACTGATACAAAAAAATAGAGTTGTTACTGATGTTATTTTGCCAGATACTGTTGAAACAAATTTATATAATTCAATAGGAATTTCTTCTGATTTGGAACTGTTAAGGCCAGTAAAGTGGTGTAAGCAAAAAAATGATACTGTAATTAGCGGGTTGGAAGTGAATAAAGACAGAGTAGGATATGAACCAAATATTTTTCCAGTTAGTCATATAATTCAATCTGTTGCCATAGGTTCTACTCAGATTTTCGTAGATTCTGTTAAAACACTATTTGACCCAGAAAATGAAAATGTTGATAAGAATTTTGTTGATAAAATTGAAATAATAGATAATTCGGAATTGGTAGTGGCAATAGCAACTGCTGTGGTTTCTATTGGAGGGACAATAGAGAAAATTGATATAATTAATGGTGGGAATGGATACTTAACAAATCCAAATATTTCTGTTCAAAATCCAATTGGAGTTGGAGAAAGTGGAAAATGTAGTCTTGAATCGTATATAACTTCTGGTATAGTAACTTCTATCAAAGTTTCTTCTCCTGGTTATGGATATACATTCACAAATCCACCTATACTTCTTATTGAACCCCCAAAAGTTTTAAGAGAATATGTTGAGAATGTTTCTTATTCGGGCGATTTTGGCATAATTAGTGGAATTGCAAAAACAAATGTTGTTGGATTAGCTTCAACTGCATTAATATTTGACTTGTATATTCCACAAGATTCTTATTTAAGAGATTTATTTGTCACAAATCCGATTATAAGCGAAAGTCAACTAAAAGAAGGTTATTATTTTAAAGTATCAGACTCTCCTGTTGGCAATGGCGTAACTTCATTAAGAACTGATGGATCTATAATTGGAATAGGTACAACTGGAATTGATAATATATATCAAGCAGTTTCAGTTTCTACCGGAACAACTGATGTTTATGGAGTTGGTACTGATACTGTCCTAAAAGTAATAGTCAGTATTTCAGATTACAATGGATTAAGTGGTATTGGTTATAGTTCTTATTATGGTAAATATAGTTGGGGTCTTATTGAAGATGTTAACGCTAAAAATTCATTTGTTGTCAATAATAACAATGGTGTTGTTGGATTAAATAGTACTCCTATTGTTAGAAGATATAATAGATTTAATTATAAAAATTATAATGATTTATAATACTAATAAATACAAAAAAGTCTATAAAGTCAATGTCTGCTATTATAACAGATCAGTTTAGAATATTAAGCGCAGAGAATTTCATAGCATCTGTTGCATCGACCACAAATTCATATTATTCATTCGTTGGATTAACTAATTCTACGGAATATGCTAATAATTGGGAGCAAACTCCACCTTCACCAATTGATTCATTTGATAACTATCATGATATATGGGATACCGTAATTGCATTGAAAAAAATAAATTTATCTGATGTAAGACAAATAGTTAGAAAAATAGAATGGAACTCGGGAACAACTTATGATATGTATAGACATGACATAAGTAGAAATAATTTATCCAAAGTTTCTAATAGAACAAGTTTATATGAATCAAATTTTTATGTAATGAATAGTGACTATAGGGTTTACATTTGCTTACATAATGGAACAGATCCCGAAAATCCAAACGGAAAACCTTCTCTTGACGAACCAACATTTACTGATTTAGAGCCAAAATCTGCAGGTCAAAGTGGCGATGGATATATTTGGAAATATCTTTATACTATCAAACCAAGTGATATTATAAAATTTGATACTATATATTATATTCCAACTCCACAAAATTGGAATACAAATGAAGAAAATAAATCAGTTAGAGAAAATGCAAATAGCGACTCTAGTGGGCAAATAAAAGTTGCAGTAATAAAAGATAGAGGAGCTGGTTTAGGCGAACCAGAAACATACACAAATGTTCCAATTTCAGGTGATGGTTCTGGTGCCGAAGCGACAATAGTTGTTGGAAATGATTCCACAGTAGAATCTATTACAATAACGAATGGTGGAAAAGGTTATACTTACGCAACAGTTAATTTAAATCTTGCAAAATTTTCAGGAAATTCTCTACCATCATTTGACGTAATTATACCCCCACCAGGAGGTCATGGAAAAAATATTTACAGAGAACTAGGAGCAAAAAGTATTCTGGTGTATTCTAGGATAGAAAATGATGATTTAAATCCAGATTTTATTACTGGCAATAAAATTGCCAGAATTGGAATTGTAAAAAATCCAACTTTTTTTGACAGTAGTAATTTATTAAATTACAGCAAAGCAAGTAATACTTATGCAATTAAATTGTCTGGAGATATAGAAACTGCTGTATTTAGCCCTAATTCCACAATTACTCAAACTATTGTTGGAGTTGGAACTGCTGTGGGTAGAGTTGTATCTTATGATAACAGGACTGGCGTTTTAAAATATTGGCAAGATAGAAGTATTGTTGGATTTGGTACGGGTAGTAGTGAATTGAGAAATACACCCGAGTTTGGGTACGATCTTATAAAATTTTCTTCTTATGGAGGGATAATTGAAGGAACATTTAGTAGTTTACCAATCGATACAAATTTCGTCGGTTTCGTCACCACTATAGATTCGAATATAAATAGTGGTACATATAATCTTGGACAAAATTTTAAAAATGGTTTGTCAAATCCAGAAGTTGAAAAATATTCCGGAGAAATGATTTATATTGACAATAGACCGTCTATTACAAGATCACAAAATCAAAAAGAAGATATTAAAGTTATTTTACAATTCTAAGTAAAGATTATGCCACAAGAAACAAATCTCAATATATCTCCATATTTTGATGATTTTTATGATAATGAAAGAGATTATCATAAGGTCTTATTCAAGCCTGGATATCCAATACAAGCAAGAGAATTAACGACCTTACAATCCACACTACAGTCACAAATAGAAAGATTTGGTAATCATATATTTAAAGAGGGATCTAATGTTTCTGGTGGACAAATATCTTATAATGACAAATTAGATTACGTAATTTTGGAAGATGAATATGCAGGCACAAATGTTGAATCATATTTAACTTTTCTTAATAAAAGCATAATTGTTGGAAGAACTAGTAGAGTAAGAGCAGAAATATTATTCTCAATGCCAAGAAAAATTTCCTATTTGGGAAATACAACATTATTTGTGAGATATTTAAGTCCCGGAAATGATGAATTTGAACGTGAGAAATTTTTGGATAGTGAAATATTGGAAGTAGAAAATAGTGCATCTGGGAATCCTGAAGGTGTAGTATTTGGAACTATTGGTTCTCAATTATTTTTATCTGCAGGAGAGGGATTTTGTACAACAAAATCTACAAATTCTACGGGTCTTGCTTCAGAAGTTACATTAGAATCTGGAGTATTTTTTATAAGAGGTCATTTTGTTAAAGTAGGATATTCAAAAGTTATTTTGGATCCATATGGAAATAAGGGAAACTTTAAAGTTGGTTTAAGAGTAAAAGAAAATATAATAAATTCAGATCAAGATTCAAATTTAAATGACAATTCCAGTGGATTTTCTAATTATACTGCTCCTGGAGCAGATAGATTTCAAGTTTATGCATTTTTGGATAAAAAAGATTTGAATGACAACGAATCTAATGATTTTATCACATTAATTGAAATAAGAAATGGTGTTCAGATTGCAACAAATGATCTTCCAAAATATAATGATATTTCGCAAGAATTTGCTAGAAGGACATTTGATGAATCGGGAAATTATTATATAAAGTCACCAACTGTTTCGGTAAAAGAAACTGCAAATGATTACAGAGGAAATAATGGACTATTTGATGAAGACTCTCTTACTTATAATGGCAATATTGCGGAAGAATCTCTAGGAACATATGTAATATCTCCACTCAAAGCATATGTTATGGGATATGAATTGTCAACTATTTCTGAGACATATTTAGATTTTAAAAAACCAAGAACATTAAATACACTGAAAAATCAAAGTGTAAATTATTACACTGGCCCAACATTTACTCTTAATAGAGTTACTGGCGCTCCAAAAGTAGGATTTTCAACTTACTATGTTAGTTTACACTTGGATAGAATAGGTTTGGATGAAAATTCTCCGGGAGGAAAGGAGATTGGATTAGCAAGAGTGTATGATTTTGCTTTAGAATCTGGATCATATAATACGACATCAAATTCTAAATCAAATGAGTGGGATATTTCTTTATATGACATCCAGACTTATACAGAAATAACTCTAAACGAACCAATAAACCTTAGTGTTCCCACACAAGTAAAGGGAAATTATAGTGGGGCAGTTGGATTTTTAAGATATAATGTAAATGATTCAAATACTATAACAGTATACAATATACGTGGAAAGTTTGCAATCGGAGAAACATTCAGTTTTGATGGTATTGAAAGTAGTAGAATTTCAACATCAATAAATTCTTATGGAATTGAGCAAGTAAAATCTATTTACGGTTCAGTTGGTGCCGCACAAACATTTACTGGCGATATTAAACAATCAACATTGTTTGATGCTGGTTTTGTGAATATATCCGCAGAAGATATTGGAGTAGGAATTAGCACCGTAACATCGACCGATTTTATTTTTTCCAATTCAGTAAAACCCGATATGATTGTATCGTATACAAATCCGGGAAATACTGTTCCAACATACTCAAAAATAGATTCTATAGTAAATTCAAATACTATTAAGATTTCGGCAATTACTAGTGTTGATGGAATATGTGATGGGGATTTGCCAAACACAAATATTACGCCATCGAACTTCAAAATTTTACAAACAAAATATCAAAATTCAGAAGATAATACACTTTATACAAAATTACCAAAGTCAAACATATCTTCGGTAGATTTAACTAATTCAAATATTATAATAAGAAAAGAATTTGAGGTAACAATAACTTCCGGATCACTTTCCATCAATTCTAGCAAAAACGAATCTTTTCTGCCATTTGATGAGGAAAGATATTGTCTAGTTACTCAAAATGGCATCACTGAGCAATTAACTCTTGATAAGGTTACTCTAACAAATAACTCGTCCACATTAACTATAAATGGTCTTGACAATGATGGACCGGCAAGATTAATTGCAACATTAAGAAAAGTTCAAGTTACTCCAAAAGTAAAAAATATAAGTAAAGTAAATTCATTAATAGTAGATAAATCAATATATGAGTATTCTGGAACAGGAGAATCTACTATAGATGATGGGTTAATATATGGCAATTACCCATATGGAACTAGAGTTCAGGATAATGATATTTGTTTGAATGTTGCCAATGTAACAAAAATTTTGGGAATATATGAGTCCAATGATTCTTTAGACCCAAGTATTCCTAGTACAGTACTGTCTTTTATAAGTGGCGAATCTTCAAATACCAATGATCTTTTAATTGGAGAAGAATTTGTTGGATCAAATAGCAATTTTAGAGGCATTTTAGTTGAAAAATCAAGTGTATCGGAAATTAATTATGTGCAACTTTCTTCAAACTCATTAGAAATTGGAGAAACTGTGACGTTTTTGGAATCTAAAATTACTGCAATAATATCATCAACAGATTCTGGTGATAAAAATATCACTAATGATTATAATTTTTTCAATCAGCAAAAAGATACTATAGTAGATTACTCAAGAATAACTAGAAAAAATACAAGCAAAGAACCAAAAAGAAAACTTAGAATTATATTTGAGTGTTCTAACATTTCCGATTCCGGAGATATTGTAGTAGCAAATTCTTATGATCAATTTGATTATTGCAAAATACCACAAATAAGCGGAATAAGAAATACTGATATTATTGATATAAGACCTATTGTATCAACATATGTTCCATCAGAAAATATTCCATCACCTTTTGAATTTTTGGGCAGGAACATAAGCGAAAATAAAAATTCATCCAATTATATCTTAGCATCCGATGAATCTTTTGTAATCGATTATTCTTATTACTTACCCAGAATAGATAAAATTCATTTATCTAAAGATGGAACATTTCAACTAACTTCAGGGAAACCTTCTGATAATCCACAAGAACCAGCATCAATTGAAAATTGTATAGAAATAGCTTCAATATATTTACCTGCATATCTGTGTAACATAAAGGATGCCAATATTAAACTCAAGCAATATAAAAGATATAGAATGTCCGATATTAAAATTCTTGAGGATAGGATCAAAAATCTAGAATATTATACCTCACTTTCAGTATTAGAATCCGGTACTTCCAGTTTGGAAATTGTAGATGATAGTGGTTTAAATAGATTTAAGAGTGGTTTTTTTGTTGATGATTTTTATTCAAAATCATCACAGAAAAAATCTGTATTTTTAAAGAATAGTATAGATATTACAAACTCTGAACTTAGACCTTCCCATTATTCAACTGAAATTGATTTGTTACTTGGATTAAATATCAGTCCGTCAGAAGATAAAAGATTTGCAGAAAATTTAATTGGATCTAACATTAAAAGATCAGGACAAATTCTTACTTTGGATTTTGAAGAAGTAGCAGAAATAATACAACCATATTCAAGTGAAGTTGCAAATGTTTCTGCATACTCCTCAGGATACTATTCAGGGTCAATTGAATTATTCCCATCATCAGACATTTGGGTAGATCAAGTAAGGTTGGAAACAAAAACATATGAAGCGGAAGGAAATTATCAAAGGTTGAGTGAAGATGATGATTTTGATGAACAGAGTGGATTTGCTCCGTCAGTTTGGAACTCTTGGGAAACAGCATGGACTGGAGAAAGCATTAATAAGACTTCAGAAGAAGTGACTCAAGGTTACACAGTTATTAGAAATGATTACGAGTCAATAACAAAAACAGGCACTTCAACTAGAACTGGAACAAGAAAAATATTAAAAGAGCAACTGGATAATATATCATTTGGAGATCAGGTTTTAAATTCCACAATTGTTCCATATTTAAGATCAAGAAATATAGAATTTACTGGAAAAAGATTTAAACCTTTTACGAAAATGTATGGATTTATTGATGGAGTTAATATTAATTCATACATATCACCAAAATTATTAAGAATTAGAATGCTGAGTGAAGGAGGAGTATTTGAAGTTGGAGAGACTGTAACTGGTTATTCAACAAATACATCAGATATAATATCATCTAATGCTTCAAGTTCTTCAACTTTCTTAGATGAAAATGGATTATGTTGCACATTTAGAGTTGCAAAATCAAATCATAAGTTTGGAGAATATAATAATCCAATAGAAATATATTCAAGAAATCCATACAATAGAAACGAATTAATTCCAGAAACATATACTTCAACATCATCTATATTAAATATAGATACTTATTCATTATCAAATAAAGTTGAAGGAACCTATATTGGAAACCCTACAGTAGGAACAATTTTAAGAGGAGAAAATAGTGGAGCAACGGCAATTGTAGAGTCGGTAGATTTGTATACCGATGAAATTGGAGATATAATAGGAACTATTTGGATACCAAATCCAAATATAGATACTAATCCAAAATTTGAAACCGGCACAAAAGTATTCAGATTAACATCAAATGAAGTTAACAGTTTTATTGATGGGTCATTTTCCAGTTCTGCTGAGCAAAACTTTTATGCGGAAGGAAAAATCAATACAGTTCAAGAAAATATAATTTCATTAAGAAATGCAAAAATTGATACCGAAAATTTAGTTGAAACTAAAGAATCTGAAGAAGTTGGACCTAATAATCTAGTTAACAGCACAGTTATAGGATATATTCAAGCACCAGCACCTTCATATTCTCCACCTGCACCTTCATATTCTCCGCCTGCCATCGCCGCAGCAGCTGCCGTTGTTGTACAACCGCAACCGCAACCGCAACCGCAGCCGGCTGCAACATACCCACCAACAGTCATTAATAAAGGGGGCCCTCCCATGGGACAACCGGCTGCAGATAGACTCAATAATATATTAGTAACGGCAGGATTACCAGCACGAGCTACTAAAGGCATGAGTAATGAAAAAGCTAGAAATTTATTGCGAAGAGCAAATGCTACCAATCCTGAATTTTTTGCTAATGTTTCTTTTAGATAAAATGTTTTATTTCATAACCATAAATATTTAATAAAGTATAAAAAATGAAAATATTAAATCCCTTAGCACAATCATTTTATGTTGAGCACAGTAATGGGATGTTTGCAACATCCATAGATCTTTATTTTTACGCTAAGGATGATAATCTTCCTGTTACGGTTCAATTAAGACCAATGAAATTGGGTGCACCTACTAGAGTAGTTTATCCATTCAGTGAAGTTGTAATTCCTTCCAGTAAGATTAATATTTCCGAAACTGGTTCTGTTCCAACAAGGGTTACATTTCCATCACCAGTTTACTTGGAGGGAAATAAATTTCATTCTATTGTAATATCATCAAATTCCGAAAGTTATTTAGTGTGGATTTCTGAATTAGGAAATATTGATACTTCATCTCAAAATGAATCAGAGAACTCTGGAAATATTGTTATTGAAAAACAACCACTAAATGGTGGATTATTTAAGTCGCAAAATTCTAATACATGGACGGAAGAACCATATCAAGATTTAAAATTTATTTTATATCGAGCAAACTTTGTTTCTCCTGAAGGAGATGTAAATTTTTATAATCCACCATTAAGTACAGGAAATTCTCAGATTTCGGTTTTACAACCAAATTCGATAGAAATGAATTCAAAAAAAGTCAAGATGAAACTTGATAAGATTATTACAGATTCTAATATCAAACTGGGAAATACTATACTACAAAATAATTCAAATGCTTCTGGAAATTATGTTGGATTTGCCGGGTCAGCTTCAGGACCTTTAAATATAATAAACTCAGGTATTGGATATATACCAACTTCAGGTATACAGACACATACCGGAGTAAATTTAGTATCCTTATCGGGGAGTGGTGCAAATGCTGTAGCAAATATAACAATAGAAAATGGTGTTGCAATTGCCGCAACGATAACTTCTGGTGGAAGTGGATATTCTATTGGAGACACACTTTCAATTGAAAGTTTGTCTGGTTCCACTGTTGGTAGAAATTTAATCCTTTCACTATCAGAAATTGGAGGAATAAACCAAATAATAGTTGATGATATTCAAGGGGACTTTAAAGTTGGATCTGGATATAGTTTAACGTATAAAGATAATCTCAATAATATTGTTGAGTTGAATCAATCTGATGGTGGAAATGTACTAATAGAAAATGATGGAATAATAGATATAAACGATGGTGTTCATGTAAGAATAAATCATAAAAATCACGGAATGCACTCTAAAACTGATAGAGTAGTTATATCAAATGTAAGTAGTGATATTAAACCAACAAAACTTTCAGCAGATTTTAGTAAAAATACGAATTCAGATATATTAGTATATTCTACCAAAAATTTTGAAACGTTTGAGAATCAACCTGTTTCTAACACAAATCCAGGATATATAAAAATTAATGGAGAAATAATTGCATATGAAGGAGTCACATCAACATCTTTGAGCGGAATTACTAGAGAGATAGATTCAACGAAAATACAAAATCATTACCAAAATGATATAGTTCAGAAATATGAAATTAATGGCATTTCTTTAAGGAGATTGAATAAAAGTCATTCTCTTCAAGATTCTACTATACAGGATTCTATTGGATTAGATTATTATAATTTAAAAATACAAATGGATAGTGATGGAAAGACAGATCCACTTCCATATGGACAGACAGATAGAACTATTGATACAACATACCCAAAACTTTATATAAAAGAATCAAAATCAACTGGTGGTGGATATATTAGCGCATCACAAAATATACAATACAGTGTTATGAGGCCGGTTATTCAAACTACTACTGTTGCAGGAACAAATATTTCATCAACAATTAGGACAGTTTCTGGAAAAAGTATAGATGGTAATGAAGTTTCGTTTGAAGACCAAGGATTTGAACAAATAAACTTAAACTCTAATAATTACTTTACCTCACCAAGAGCAATATTTTCTCCAATAAACGAATCAATAGGATTATCAGAAATTGAAGGAAATAAATCTTTAAATTTAAATATTAGATTTTCCAGTGCAGATAATTATGTATCGCCAGTTTTAGATTTAGATCGTGTCGGAGTAATTCTCACATCAAATAGAGTAAATAGTAAAATTTTAGATTATAGTAAGGATAATAGAGTTTCATCTCTGACGGAAGATCCTTCGGCATTTACTTATGCATCTAACACGATTGAACTAAGCATCCCAGCAAATTCATTAAAATTATTATGCACTGCTTATGTAAATACTTTTAGTGATTTAAGAGCATTTTATTCTATCCAAAAAAATCCATATGAGGATCCAAGTTACTTCCCATTCCCCGGATTTAATAATATAAATGATTATGGACAAGTTATAGATGAATCAAAATCAGATGGAACATCTGATAGAAGAGTACCAAAAGTTGATATTCTTTCTAATGGAAGTGAACAAGATATTTTTAAAGAATATGAATTTACGGCAAATAATATAGAATCATTTAGATATTTTACAATAAAATTGATAGGAACTTCCACAAATCAAGCATTTCCACCTAGGATTAAAGATCTGAGAGTAATTGCTTTAGGAGGCGATAGTCAATGAGTCATTTAATTCCAGTCGATGGAGAAAAAAATTTTTACAGAGATCCATTAACAAATGCAATTATTAATACAAATAAAGATGAATATGAGTTGTATCTAAAAAAAAGAAATTCTATAAAAAATGAAAGAAAGAAAATAGAACAAATTAAAAATGAAATGAAAAGTGTAAAAAGTGAGTTAAATGAGATTAAAACTTTATTGAAGGAGATATTGGAAAAATGAATCCAGACGATATTCAGTTAGAAAATTTAAGTAAGAGTTTTGAATATTTTAAATATTGTGCAGAAATTGACGAAATTCAAGATATAGAAAAACTAAGAGAAATTGCCAAGTGTTATTTTAAATTATATCTAAAGCAACAAGAAGTTATTTTGGATTTTCCAACTAAAGGTTTAGAATAAATACTCAAAGAGGTATAACAAAAAATGGCGCAACCTTCTTCTAGACAAGAGTTAATTGACTATTGTAAGAGAAAACTGGGAGCGCCAGTTTTGGAAATTAATGTTGCAGATGAGCAAATTGATGACTTAGTTGATGATGCTATACAATTTTTTCAAGAAAGACATTTTGATGGTGTTGGTCAGGTATATCTTAAGTACCAAATAACTCAAGATGATATTGATAGAGGAAAAGCACCTGCTGGATCTAATCCTTCCGCAGGAATAGCACAAACATCAGCAACTGCAAATATTGTTGGAACTGCTACAACTTTTACATACAAAGAGAATAGTAATTTTTTACAGGTTCCTCCATCAATTATCGGAATTCAAAAAATATATCACTTTGATGGAACTAACACTACAACAAATAATATGTTCAGTGTTAAGTATCAGTTATTCTTAAATGATATTTACTATTGGGGTTCTACTGAGATATTGACTTATGCAATGGTAAAGACATACCTAGAAGATATTGATTTCTTATTGACGACTCAAAAACAAATAAGATTCAACCAAAGAATGGATAGGCTATATTTGGATATTGATTGGGGAAGTGTTTCTGTGGGAGATTATTTAATTATTGATTGCTATAGAGCTTTAAATCCAAATGATTTTCCTAGAGTTTGGAATGATTCTTTTCTTAAGTCTTACTTAACATCACTAATAAAAAGGCAATGGGGGCAAAATTTAATAAAATTCCAGGGAGTAAAACTTCCAGGTGGAGTAGAACTTAATGGAAGGCAAATGTATGATGACGCACAAAAAGATCTTGATATGATAATGGAGAGAATGTCAAATACATATGAATTGCCTCCGCTGGATATGATAGGATAAAGAATATGCTAAATCCATTTTTTCAGCAAGGATCTAAAAGTGAACAAGGTCTTATTCAAGATCTTATAAATGAACAACTAAAAATATATGGTGTAGAAGTATATTATTTGCCAAGAAAATATATTACAGAGAAAACCATAATAAGTGAGGTAATAGAATCAAAATTCGAAAGTGCATTTCCAATTGAGGCTTATGTTGATACTTATGATGGGTATAATGGTCTTGGAACTCTAATGTCAAAATTTGGCATCCAAGAAATGGATGATCTAACAATTACAATATCTAAAGAAAGATTTGAAAATTATATTACACCGTTAATAAAAAATATAAGTGATATTGGATTATCAACAAGACCAAGAGAAGGTGATTTAATTTATTTTCCTTTGGGTGATAGATTGTTCGAAATTAAATACGTTGAACATGAAAAACCATTCTACCAACTGCAAAAAAATTATGTTTATCAGTTAAGTTGCGAACTCTTTAGGTATGAAGACGAAATAATTGATACTGACATAGTAGATATCGATGACAATATTAAAAGTGAAGGATATATTCAAACATATAAATTGGTGTCAATTGGAAAAACTGCTGCAGCTTTTTCCACTATAGGAAATGGTTCAGTATCTTATATAACAGTTACTAACAGCGGATCAAAGTATACAAGTTTACCAGACGTTACAATATCACAATCTCCATTAGATGGAGGAACGGCAATCGGTATTGCAACATTAATTTCTGGACTTGTTGATTATTGTGATCCAATAGAATCTAACTATAGGATTCAAGGCGTCGAACTGGAAAATGGTGGTTATGGTTATGATTCTCCTCCAATGATTAATTTTGTTGGTGGAGATGGAACAAATGCAGAGGCTATTGCCACAATTGGAGATGGTGTTGTTAATTCTATTGAATTGTCTGATGGAGGATCTGGATATGACATTCCACCAACAATATCAATAATAGACACAAATATTAGCAATTTTAATTACACATCAGATAGATCAAATATAACCTCAGATAACACAAATATAACATCAGACGTAGACAGTGTTCCTATTATAAGAGAGGCACAAGCAAGAGCAATTGTAGAAAATCAGACAATAACATCTATAAGAATAATTGATGGAGGAGAAGGTTACGTATATCCACCAATTATACAAATTTCTGCTCCAAATTTAGTAGGAATTGGAACATTTATATTGAACGAAGTAGTAACTGGATTAGAAAGTAACAGTACCGCAAGAGTGTCCGATTGGAACGCAGAAACTTTTGAATTAAAACTCAAAAATTTTGCAGGAGAGTTTATTGTTGGCGAGCAAATAACTGGATCAGAGTCACAGTCTGTTTATAAGATACTATCAATAAATACTAACAATATAGATGATTCTTATGCACAAAATGAGGATATACAAATAGAATCATCATCTATATTGGATTTTACTGAAAATAATCCATTTGGAATTCCATAAAACATTTAAGAGTTATGTTTCAATATTTTTATCACGAAATTTTAAGAAAAACTGTTGTATCTTTTGGTACTCTTTTTAATAATATTACAATAAAGCATAAGAATAATTCTGGCGATATTGTGAGTGAACTAAAAGTTCCACTTTCATACGGACCTACTCAAAAATTTTTGGCTAGATTAGAACAATCTCCAGATTTGAATAAGCCAACTCAAATGTCACTTCCCAGAATGTCATTTGAATTTATTGGACTTAATTATGATTCACAAAGAAAAGTCACTACTACACAAACTTTTATATCGTCTAGCGATTCAAAAGAAAAAAAAGCATATATGCCGGTTCCATATAATATGGAATTTGAACTTAGTATAATGTCAAAACTAAACGATGATATGCTTCAGATAGTAGAACAAATATTACCTTACTTTCAACCTTCATACAATTTATCAATAAATTTGATTGAAGAAATTAAAGAGAAACGTGATGTGCCAATTGTGCTTAATAGTATTTCGATGAATGACGATTATGAAGGAGATTTTAGTACTAGAAGAGCATTAATATATACCTTAAGATTTACAGCAAAAATATACTTATTCGGACCTGTTTCTTCTGCCTCTGAAGATATTATCAAAAAAGTTTCTATTGGTTATCTTGCAGGATCTTCGGACTCAAATACAAAAATTGGCGAGAGAGATTTGCGTTATTCGGTGGAACCAACAGCAGCAAAAAATTATACTGGTATAAGTGTAACCAAGTTAACTTATGATATAGAAATTGATGATATAAGTATTGACGTTGATGATCCAGAATTAATTCCAGAAAATTCATATATCTATATTGACGAAGAGACATTATATGTCAGGTCTAAGTCAGAAAATAAATTATTAGTTACTAGAGGAGCATATGAAACTAGAAAATCTAAACATGTCTCTGGTTCTTTGGTCAAAAAAATAACAGAAGATGACAATAAATTAATAGAAATTGGAGATGATTTTGGATTTGATGGAGGATTTTCATGAAGATGTCCAAAAAATACAATAAGTTGAATGAAGAATTTAATGTCTCAGATGATATTATAAATGCAGAAATAGTTGAAGATGATTCAAATTTAGTGGTTGATGAAAACAATCAAAAATCAACATCAATGAAAGATATTGAAAAGGACTATGAATATACTAGAGGTAATCTATATTCACTAATAGAAAAGGGTCAAGAAGCTATTAATGGAATTCTTGAACTTGCGCAAGAAAGTGAGATGCCTAGAGCATATGAGGTTGCTGGTCAACTTATAAAAAATGTTGCAGATGCGACAGATAAATTAATGGATTTGCAAAAGAAGTTAAAAGAAGTAGAAGAAGAAAAGACACCAAAAGGTCCAACAAATGTTACAAATGCGCTATTTGTTGGGTCAACGGCAGAACTAGCAAAACTTCTAAAAAAGCAGTCTAATGAAGAAAACGTTTAAACAATTTAGAGAAGATTGGAGTAATAAATATAAAAAGAGTATTGATTGCTCAAATCCAAAAGGTTTTTCTCAACGTGCTCATTGTGCAGCGAGAAAAAAGAGAGCAAAAGGCGAAGAAACTAAATCAAAACCAGTTGAATGAAGAACCAAAAATTCTCACATAAAACACCACACCTAAAAGGTAAGCAGCATCAGTTAGATCCAAATTTGGATTTAAAACAGTCTGTTCATCATGCAACTGTTCAGTATGTTGACTGGGACAATGATGGTGATGTCGATGAATACGATAAGAAACCCAAATTAGTTCCTGATGAAAATCCAAATGCAAACTTTGCGACTACATCTAAAAAATTAATCGCAAAACAAAAGGGAGAATTGAAGCATACTAAGAGAGGTATAGCTTATGAAGACTTGAGAAATTGGTTTTCAAAATCACATCCAGAAGGAAATTGGAAAAGATATAATACAAAAGGAGAAGCAATTGGTCAATGTGCTCGTGAACCTGGAGAACCAAAACCAAAGTGCTTATCCAATGAAAAAGCAGCAAAAATGTCCAAAGATGAAATTGCTGCTGCTGTAAAGAGAAAGAGAGAAAAAGATCCAGTAGCAGATCGTTCAGGAAAAGGAGGAAAACCAAAAATGGTATCTAATAAAATTGAAGAGCAGTCTGGAGAAGAAAGATATTGTCCTATGTGCAAAAAAAGAGAGCGCAGAATGGATTGCTCTTATGGACCTGCTATGTGGGACGCTGTGACTATTGGTGGAGTTTCAGAATCGAAGAAATCAGAACCAGATCATGAACACTCAATGGCAAGATCTGAACTCTCTACTATTGAACGAGCAGTAAAACGTCTCAAATCTAAAATGAAAGGTGAAGGTAATATTGAAGCATGGGTACAATCAAAAATTACAAAAGCAGCAGATTATATTGATTCGGCAGCAGATTACTTAGATAGTGGTGAACATAATGTTCAAGGATCAATGGATGAAGCAAAAGGTCCTTGCTGGACTGGATATAAGCAAGAAGGTTTGAAGAAAAAAGGTAATAGAATGGTTCCAAATTGTGTTCCAGAAGAAGTAGATTTGGAAGAAGAAAACAAACCAACAAATCCAAAACTTTGGGCAAAGTGGAAAGCAAAGGCAAAAGCAAAGTTTGATGTTTACCCTTCTGCTTATGCTAATGGTTGGGCTGCAAAAGGTTACAAGTCAGAAGGTGGTGGTTGGAAGTCAGTTTCAGAAGAAACTATTGAAGATGCAAATGGAAATAAATTTGCAGAAGTCATTGATATTATCAAAGTAGAACCACTAGTTTCTGAAGAGAGTGATAAGGTTTGTGAGGTATGTGGAAAGTCTCCATGCGAATGTTCTCCAAAGAGACCAATGGGAGGTAGTTCCGCGAAACCCGGACCAGATAAAAATTATGTAAAACCAATGTCAGAAGCAGTTCGTATTCCTGCAAAAACTGGAAACATTATTCTAGTTACTTTGAATTGGAGAGGAAAACTATATATGATTAAGTTGTTCTTTCCACAAACATCAAAACCAAATAGACAAGAAATTCAATCTCAAATTGAGAAGGTTTATCCAGGTTCTAGAGTTCAGTCATATTATGTTTCTGATATCAAACCAGGTGAGCAGTTTCTTCAAGTGGAGGATTGGCAGTCAGTAAATCGTAAAGATAAGACTGATGGTTTAAGTCAGAAAGCGGTTGATGCATATCGCCGCGAAAATCCAGGTTCTAAACTACAAACTGCAGTTACTGAAAAGAATCCAAAAGGAAAAAGAGCAGAGCGTCGTAAATCATTCTGTCGTCGTATGAAAGGGATGAAGAAAAGATTAACCTCTGCAGAAACTGCAAGAGATCCAGATTCAAAAATTAACAAAGCCCTTCGTCGTTGGAACTGTAACTAAAATGAAAAGTTTTAAGCAATTTCTATCAGAGTCAGTAAATATCTCTGGAGATTTCAACGGAAATCTTTATATCAATAGTTCAGAACCAGAAGTTACTAAAGAATCTTTTATTGCTGATGTTGTTTGGGAAGGAAAAATATACAGAATGGAAATAGAAGGTGCAATGATGAATAAAAATGAACTTGCGGAGCATCTTCAAGGAGAATATCCTGGAGCGATTGTTCATAACATCTATCCAGCATCTCAACAAACATCAAAAATTAAAAACGTACAGAGATATCAACCAGAAAGATTAACTTGGGGTGAATAATTAATGGCTCAGTGGAATATAACTACACAAGATTACCTGAATCAAGAGAGAAGTCTTTTTGAAGTTTTTGGTGCTGCAACTAGAGATGGAAAAATTGTTGATAATCTCAATAGATTTCCAGTAAGTGTAAATCCAGATGCTTTTGGTAGAACTAGAACATCAGAACCACTTACTCTATTTGACTCATCTCACAGATATAGAGATAATAATCTTTGGGAAGAATCACTTGTAGGAACTGGAGCTACGGTTGGATTTTCAACTACCGAAGGTTTAGTCAACATTGGTATTGGAACTACTTCTGGTTGCTCTGTAATTAGAGAGACTACAAAGACATTCTCATATCAACCAGGAAAATCTTTACTTATTTTAAATACTTTTGTTCCTGCCACACCAAAAGAAAATCTAAGACAGAGAATTGGATATTTTGGTGCTGATAATGGAATGTATTTTGAGATTAATGGAACAACACCTTATTTTGTAGAGAGAAGTTTATCTACTGGAACACAAACAGAAATAGCACAAGACGACTGGAATATTGATAAGTTAGATGGAACTGGTGTTTCTGGTATTACCTTAGATATTACCAAAGCACAAATTCTTTGGATGGATATTGAGTGGTTAGGTCTTGGTACAGTCAGAATGGGATTTGTGATTGATGGTAAGTTTGTTCATTGCCACTCATTCCATCACGCAAACTTAATTCAATCAACTTATATCACAACAGCATCACTTCCTTTAAGATATGAAATTGCCAACACTGGAATTACTACAAGCAGCAGCACTCTCAAACAAGTTTGCTCTTCTGTAATTTCAGAAGGTGGTTATGAATTGCGTGGATTGCAACAGGCAGTAAATACTCCAATTACAGCACCAGTAGATTTACCTTCTCCTGCGGGAACTTATTATCCAGTTCTTTCTATTCGTCTCAAATCTTCTCCAAATAGATTAGATGCGATTGTAATTTTGACTGCACTATCACTATTGGGAACTGGAAATGGTCCTTTTTATAATTGGCAAGTGAGAGCATCAACAACAACTGGTGGTACTAATTGGGTAAGTGCTGGTGCCGATAGTGCGGTGGAATATAAGATTGGTGGAGGAACTGTAAGTGGTGGAAGAATTCTGGCATCTGGTTTCTTCGCATCAAATAATCAATCTTCTGCATCAGTGGATATTCTGAAAGAAGCACTATTTAAGTTTCAGTTAGAAAGAAATGGATTGACTGGAACACCTTATGAATTAACACTGGTATGTGCATCTAATACTGCTGGTGCAGATGTTTATGCTGCAATGGACTGGGAAGAAATTAGTAGGTAATTCATTATGTCTGATGTTTATTTGGGAAATCCTTTATTAAAAAAGGCTAATACTCCTATTGAGTTCACACAAGAACAGATTGAAGAGTTTATTAAATGTCAGGATGATCCTGTGTACTTTGCAAACAATTATGTAAAGATTGTTACTCTAGATCACGGACTACAGACTTTCAAACCATATCATTTTCAAGAAAAGTTAATTAACAATTTCCACAAACACAGATTTAATATCTGTAAGATGCCTAGACAGACAGGAAAATCAACCACTGTAGTATCTTTCCTTCTCCATTATGCAGTATTCAATGATAATGTAAATATAGGTATTCTGGCAAACAAAGCAGCAACTGCTAGAGAACTATTAGACAGATTGCAGACAGCATATGAAAATCTACCAAAGTGGATGCAACAGGGTATCATCTCTTGGAACAAAGGTTCTCTTGAACTTGAGAACGGAAGTAAGATCTTGGCTGCTTCTACTTCTGCTTCTGCGGTTCGTGGTATGTCATTCAACATATTATTTTTGGACGAATTTGCTTTCGTTCCAAATCACATTGCAGATTCATTCTTTGCTTCAGTATATCCAACAATTACTTCAGGCAAAAACACAAAAGTAATTATCGTATCTACTCCTCATGGTATGAATCACTTCTACCGCATGTGGCACGATGCGGAGAAAGGAAAGAACGAATATGTATTCACTGATGTTCATTGGAGTGAAGTTCCTGGTAGAGATGAGGTGTGGAAACAACAGACAATTGCAAACACTTCAGAACAACAGTTTAAAGTTGAATTTGAGTGTGAGTTTTTGGGATCTGTTGATACACTGATTGCGCCATCTAAACTCAGAAACCTTGTCTATGATCATCCTAAGACACGTAGCGCAGGTTTGGATGTATATATGGAACCTATAGAGAATCATGACTATCTAGTTACTGTGGACGTTGCTAGAGGTGTTGGAAACGATTATTCTGCTTTCACCGTTGTTGATATCACTGAGTTTCCGCATAAGGTAGTTGCAAAGTATAGAAATAATGAAATTAAACCAATGCTTTTTCCAAGTATTATTGATGAAGTTGGAAGAAGTTATAATGATGCATACATTTTATGTGAAGTAAATGATGTTGGTGATCAAGTAGCAAGTATTCTTCAATATGATTTAGAATATAAAAATTTATTAATGTGCTCAATGAGAGGTCGTGCTGGTCAGATTGTTGGACAAGGTTTTTCTGGAAAGAAAACTCAGTTGGGTGTTAAGATGTCCAAAACAGTTAAAAAGGTTGGATGTCTTAATCTAAAAACTATGATTGAGGAAGATAAATTATACCTCAATGATTATGAAATTATTTCAGAGTTGACTACTTTTATTCAAAAGCACAACTCATTTGAAGCAGAAGAAGGATGTAATGATGACTTAGCAATGTGTCTTGTGATTTATGCTTGGTTGGTTGCACAAGACTATTTTAAAGAACTGACTGATCAAGATGTCAGAAAGAGATTATACGAAGAGCAAAGGAATCAGATAGAACAAGATATGGCACCTTTTGGATTTGTATCAGATGGTCTTGATACAAATAGTTTTGTAGATTCTAGTGGAGATCGTTGGTTTACTGATGAATATGGTGATAGATCTTATATGTGGGAGTATATGTAATGGATTTGGATGGACAAATAAGATTAGGTCATTTACTTTTAAATGATAGAAAATGTAGATCTTGTGGAGAGATAAAAAACTTAATAGATGGATTTTATAGAACTAGAAAAAATAGAGGTCCTGTTCCATCTTCATATGCATATGAGTGTAAAGAATGTACAATAAAGAGGGTTATTACAAGTAGAATGTTGCCTAAAGTCTTAGATAAGTGGGAATATCCTGATTGGTAAATGTTCATGCACAGTTTCACTCTTCGAAAAGTATTTTTTTAATAAATATTTTTTAGATAAACTGAGATTCAACGGAGAAAAACATGGCGACTCCTCAATTATCTCCAGGCGTACTCGTCAGAGAAGTTGATCTAACAGTAGGAAGAGCTGAAAATGTTATCGATAACATTGGTGCTATTGCTGGACCATTCTCAATCGGGCCTGTAGAAGAACCTATTAATATCACAACGGAGCAAGAGTTAATTAATACCTTCGGCAAACCACTTTCTACTGATTCTCAGTATGAGTATTGGATGAGTGCATCATCTTTTCTATCATATGGTGGAATTCTTAAGGTAGTAAGAGTTGATGATGACAATTTAAAGAATGCTAGAGTTGGTTATAATACTACTGCAACTGTAGACATCAAAAATTTTGATGATTACAATAATCAAGAGACTGGAAGTTACCACTTTGCCGCAAAGACACCGGGAACTTGGGCAAATGGTCTTAAAGTTTGTGTAATTGATGATAAAGCAGATCAAATTATTGGTATTAATACTGATGACTTGGGTGCTGCTGGAGCTCAAGTTGGATATGGAGTTACTGTATCTCTTTCTGAAGTTACCGTTGCAGGTGTTGGAACAACTTCAGTGTTTAGTGGATACTTAAAGGGAATTATTACTGGAGTAACGACAAGTACTGCAGGCAATTCCACTTTTGATGTAAAAATTGTATCCAGAGTATCTAATACCGGCACGGAAACTCAAATAGATTATGCAAAAGGTTCTGATCTTACTTCTATATCTGTAGAGTCACCTTTAACTTTCATAAACAACTCTGGAGTTTCAACTGGAACTGGATCATATACAGCGGTTACATCTGTTGATTGGTACGATCAACAAATTCTTGGCCTAACAAACTCCACACTATTCTGGAGATCTATTGCACCAAAACCAGTAACTAATCAGTATGCAGCATCGAGAAATGCTAAAAATGATGCATTGAACATTGTAGTTATTGACGACACAGGAGCATTAACTGGAGTACAGGGAAATATTCTTGAGAAGCATATTTCAGTTTCTAAAGCAACTGATTCTGTTTCTGGAGTAAATTCGCCACAGAAAACTTGGTATAGAAACTATCTTGCAAACTTCTCAAATTATGTTTATTCCGGAACAAATTACTATACATCAACCGATTCACTGAATAATATTGTTCCTGTTGCAACTGGATTTACGACATACTCCGGTGTTCCTTCTGCATCCTTCACACCTCTCGGTGCTGCAAGTGGTGGATGGAATCAAGAGGCACAGGGAACTGTATTTAATGCAATAGGAAATGTAACTTTTGAACTTGCTGCAGGTGCCGATTACTCAGGAAATGGTGCAAAAGCAACTCTTGGTGCATTAAACACTGCATATGATCTATTTTCAAATTCAGATGAAATTGAAGTTGACTATTTGATTTGTGGTCCTGGATTGGAATCAAAAGAAGATTCACAAGCAAAGGCAAACAAATTAATCGCAATTGCAGAAAATAGAAAAGATTGTGTTGCAGTTATTTCTCCATATAGAGGTGCTGTTGTTAATGTAACAAGCACTGCTACACAAACAAATAACATAATTGAGTTTTTTGGTTCCGGCGAGGGTGTTGTGAGTTCTTCTTCATATGCAATATTTGATAGTGGATATAAGTATACTTATGATAAATTTAATAATTTATTCCGCTACATTCCTTGCAATGCAGACATTGCTGGATTGATGGCCAGAACTAATGTAACTGCTTATCCTTGGTTTTCTCCTGCTGGCCAGCAGAGAGGCGTTCTGAATAATGCAATTAAACTGGCATACAATCCAAATAGAGCTCAAAGAGATCTTCTCTATGGTGCAAGAGTGAATTCGGTAATCAATCAACCCGGAACAGGAATTCTACTCTTTGGTGATAAGACTGCACTTTCATACGCATCTGCATTCGATAGAATTAACGTTCGTCGTCTGTTCTTGACTGTTGAGCAAGCACTTCAAAGAGCTGCTCAAGCACAACTTTTCGAATTGAACAACCAAACTACAAGAGCTAACTTCGTTAATATTGTTGAACCATATCTAAGAGATATTCAAGCAAAAAATGGAGTCTATGACTTTTTGGTTATTTGCGATCAAACAAATAACACTCCAGATGTAATTGATAACAATGAGTTTAGGGCAGACATTTTCCTAAAACCAACAAGATCAATTAACTATATCACACTTACATTTGTTGCTACTAGAACTGGTGTTTCCTTCGAGGAAGTAGCAGGTAGAGTTTGATTATTAGATAATTAATCACAAACGGAGGTTTAAAAAATGTCTACACTCAGAACAATCACCGGATTTAAAGAAAGACTTGCTGGCGGTGGAGCAAGACC